TGTCCGCTTCCTTGAGAAGATTATTAAACTCCTCTTTCTTTTCTTTCTTGGCCTTTCCGAGAAGACTAAAAAATTCTGTGAGTTCTGGAGATTTCATTTATCATCTTTATTTTGATTCTTAATTAATTTTGATAACTCCGCTGTTGATCCTACAAATAACGCATTTGTGACATTTGTAGGCCCTTTGTTTGGATCTTGTTCAAGATCCTTCATTTTCTGTTGTAAGTCAATCAGTTTGTCAGTTGTATCTGCAACTGCTTTGATTGTAGTTGCAGCAACTTCATATGCTCTTGCAGAATCTGATTCTTGTGCTAGTTCTAATATACCATTCACTGCCTCTTGACCTTTCTCAACGAGAGAGTATAACTGAGCACGACTATATTCATAGTCTTTTTCAGAATCGTTTTGGTCACTTTTTTTAAGTTGATTCTTTTGAGGTTGAATCTTATCGTCTTCAACGACCTCTGTATCAACGTTAAGTGCCTCCTCGATAGAATCAAAATTTTTCATAACTCTCCTAGATATCTATACCTTGTGAAGGACTGAACTCCTTACCATCACTAAAGAATGATGACATTTCATCAAATCCAAAGTCATCACCAAATTCAATTGATGCATTATCAGTTGCACTAAGAACACCGATACTTGCATTATGTTCATGTTTTGCAGCAATTGTATTATCGTATGCACGATAAACAGTCACATTCTGACCACTGATACTTCTGATAAACATAATTTCAGTATCAATGATAATTCTCTGATTTGCAGCCAAATCAGTCGTGCTACTGACCTTGAATTTTGTAACCTTCTCAGATATTGCACCATCAACAACTGTCGCTGTGTCATCATCATAGTTTTGTTTTGCAGTTGGTGTTGCACTATATCTTTGAACTCTCTTCGCAGTCTTAATATTTGTGCTACCATAGTAATCAACATCAACTTTCTTGATAAGACCTTCTGGATTATCTGCAACAGGGCCAAATAGATAAGTTTTTGCGGTGAATCCTAAAGTATAAACGATTGTTCTACGAGTCTCAAAACTTCCTTCATACTGGTCACTCTGATTTATACTTTCCAAAACAATTGGAATATCTTTCTTTTCACCAATTGAATCTATGAGATTAATTGTAATATTAAATGATGGTTGAAAATAAGGAACTATTTGTTCTAATATTTGTAACGCATCATCACTTAACTTAGCCATGATACTAAGTTCAAATGAGACATTATATGGAACAGGCATATAAACTTTCTTTGCAGTTGTTCCATTCTTTGCAAGAAAAGTTTGTGCAATTCCAGTCTTACGAGTTGGATCATATTGTATTCCTTGCATCTCGAAAGATAATCGAGGAAGAGTTATTGCAATCTCTCTGTCTAAATCTGGTTGTTGTTGAATTCTTGCCAAAAATTTCTGCATTGGCCCGTAAGCCAATGGCACTTTCATGACACTAAAATTTGTTCCACTCGCATCCTTGTGTCGAATGTTAATATTATTAAAGAGAGTACCAAAACCGATAACTGTCTTTCTTAATATTTCATGATAGAAATAAGTACCTAACATATCAAAGCTTTCTAACTATTTAGAATGTTCCGAACGGATTGCCCTCAGAGAAGTCTAAAATGGCATCCGCCTCAGTCTCAAAATTTGCATTATCGTTATATTGATTAGCCTTAAATTCATCATTCGGATAGTCATTTGGTTGATCATAACTTACCGATTCAATGATATAAACCGCACCTGATTCGAGTCCTGTAATTCTTTCACCAACTTGGAATTGCATTGCGGTTAGCATGCTAACATCAAGAGTTCTAGAACTCTCATCCCAAACTTTAACTCTTGCAGTCTCACCAGAACTTGAAGATACTTGAACAGTTTCGTTAAAGATATAATTACCATCTGCGATTGTGGATGCAACACCAATTGTAATTGTTGGTGCGACAGTATATCCAGCACCAGCATTACTAATTCTAACAGCACTAATCGTTCCACCAACCATGACTGCTTCCGCAGTTGCATCTGTCCCTCCTGATGGTGCAGTAGAAATTGATACATTTGGAGTTGTAGTGTAACCTGATCCACCAGACGTAATGGTAACAATACCTACAGAACCTAGAGATGTGATGCCAGCGGTTGCTATACCAGTGCCTGGCACGGTTACGGTGGGTATTCCGATATATCCACTGCCAGGATTGATTAAAAGAATTCTATCGATAGATTTAGCAGTTGCGATACCAGATCTCTCTGTCATGATTGCAACAGCAGTGGCATCTGTGCCAGGCGAAGTGGTAATACCTATGGTCGGTGCAGCAGCATATCCAAAACCATCATTCTGCAAGAAGATTTGTTGAACCGCACCAAATGCTAGAGTGGTAGTTGCAGTTGCAGTGCTACCAATACCAGCAAGAATTAATCTTGCAGCGTAACCATCTGTTTGTACAACTTTATCAATAACCTCGACGTTTGTATCAATAACCTCATCCTCATATTCAAAGACTTCGCATGTGAGTTGATATGTATAATTTTTTCTTAATTGATAATTTGGTTTTTCAAATTCAACATATTTAATCTCAAATAATTTTTTACCTAAAGGTGCAAATAGTAAATCACCCTCTCTTGGACGATTTGATATTTCATAATCACCCTCTTGTTGTTCTAAAAATGGTGCAATTGACTCTTCAAATCTTTCTCTTGAGATTACAAATGTCGCCTCAGTGGTAACTCGAATACCAAATTTTGACATTATATCTCCCTGTCCAGCATATCCATCAACATTCATGAGATATGCTTCGAGAGGGAATGCCTGATCAAATCTTGATTCAGTCACTTCTCTCATAATGGTTCTAGATGTCATCAACTTTCGAGGAATGTAATGACACTCCTGTCCGTACATTCTTAATTGTTCATTAATTAAGTCTTGTACTAAACCTTGTTCTGACTGAGAACCCTGTAGGAAAAAAGGATTTAACATTATCCAATCATATCTAGTGGAGGCATTTCATAATCACTTGACATTTTAGCTCTTATCTCATCCAACTCTTTAACGCCGTCATCATATATTTGACGACCATTAAGTTGAATACCGCCAGGTAATTGCACTCCTTGAAATTTGATTAAGTTTTGACCCCATTGTTTCTTACATAAAGCAGTGAAATATCTCTTCAAGAATGGATCGTTATACACTCTTGTAAAATCGTTTGGATCCAATATTCTGAAACAATCGATCACAAAGAAATCATCTTTATTTAAGACTCCAAAATCAGTATCGATATATAAACGATCTTGTCGAATATTAAATCGATATCTCATGTTTGGATTTAATAAGAAACTTATATCCTCAAGATAAGTTTGAACCATTGAATATTGAAGCAAATCAATTGATCCAAATTGATATAAGTCATTTAAAAATAATTGATAACGAATATTAAACAATCCATCATAAACAGTATCTGATCTAATTTTAAATATTTGATTAACTCCGATCACGGATGGTGGCATCTGTAGATAGTTTTGATTCTCTTCAAAATCAAAACTTGTTGATAATCCAACTGTTGATGTTCCAGTAGTCGTTGTAATTCCTAAAGTAGAATTATTTCCTCTAGCTTGTCCTCTGTCAATATCATCTTGAGTAATTTTGTATTTTAAATACATTCTTACGATACCATCGTAATGTCTCTCTTGATATACTTGGACAGCATCATCTAACAGATCTGAGAATTGCTCATCTGCAACATTAATTTCTAAGACAGGAAAACCAAGCTGTCTTTTTGCGTAATCTATTAAACCTTCTCTCGAACTTGGTTGAGCCATTCTTCACCTCTAAGTTGAAATACCTGTTCTGACAAGCACATTACCTTCCATAATTTTAAAGAAAGTAGAACCAGAACTCACATTGACATCATATAGATATCTACCTTCAGATAAACTTCTGGTAACTGTTGAACCCATTGATAGAGTAACTTTACCATCTGTGTCTCCAAGTGTTACACCAAAAGTATTTGCAGTTCCAATTGACGATTTTTTCATATTACTTGTTCCAGTATAGTTAGTAAAATTTATACTTGAACCAGCAGAGGTTTTAATTGTAAAAGTGTTATTAAAATCAGCACCAGAAAATATGGTTAGATTCACACCCATTGGAACGGCTACATCTGGATCAAATGTGATTACCTGTTGTGCCATTTTTCTAATTATTTAGTTTTTGTACAAGAGTAGATAAAAGATCCTTAATTTCTCCTAACTCACCCTTTACATTATCAAGATCCTCTTTCATTTGATCTAATTCTAAATTTTTATTTTCCATAATTTTTTTCCTTTGCATATATGCTAGATAGGATCTCTTATCTCGATTCACGATGGCTGTTGAGTCCTCATCTCGGTAAAGACCAGATTTACCTTCAACTGGAACGTAGTTACTCATGTTATGCTAATGCGATTGCTCTAAGATCTTTAATAAATGGTGGTTGTGCTTGATTTGATCCAACCATATCTATCTTAATCTGGAACTTCGTAAATGGAGGTAATTCGTCAATTGAGAATTTATAATCTTTAAATTCTAAACCAACTGAGGGTGTTACGTTATCATCAGGTTTTCCGTTATTATCTGACTGATTGATAATATTACC